CTCTACGGAATCCTGAGAATCCTAAGTTCAATGCCATTTCAGTATCGTTGTCAAACAAACCGAAAGACGCTGAGTTAGAAGAACCACCTGCAACGTAACCGTTAAGTGTAGCTAACATATCATCAATATCAAAAGAGAAATCTCTGTCAACGAATAATACGTTCTCTTCAATAGCACCCTGCTTGTCTAAACGACTAACGATGGTATCAAATTCTGCTAGTGTAGTTGGATTTCCTCCACCCCATACGTTACCTCTATTAGAGACTACGTGGAATATACCTTCAGAACCTTTGTTTCCTACATCACCTGTAGCTGCAATTGCACCCGAACCTACTTCAGCAGGAACAGCTTCAATCATTGCAGTCTCTAAGTAATCATCAAAACGTAAACGAGTTTCGTGCTCAGACTTCAAATACCATAGGTATCCTGAAGCACCGTTCTCAGTTGTAACCTCAACCCATCCAATTTGAGCCATATCAGAACCTGATACAGAGTACTTATCTTTTATGATAATTGGAGAGTTTTCAAAGATTACGTCATCAGCCTCTAAAGAGCCTTGCATTCCGTTTGTTCCTTTCTTGAACTCTGAACCATAAATAAATACAGTACAAACCTCTGCTTGACCAAAAGACTGTCCTCCTGCTTCATAATAAGCTATATCAAAAGTTGCTGCCGCTGTATTAACTGCAGTTACAATTGCTTTGTTAGAACCGCCACCTGCGTTTCCAATAACCATTACAGTCTGTCCAACACGTACCGCAATTTGCGATGCCTGTCCTGCTGCTTGGTTTGCCGGTACTAAAACGTCATTCACTCCAATAGTAGCTACATCATCTGCTGCTGCTCCTGTAGATAGACAGTTTACATACTTCGTGTGTAATCTTCCTTGTTCTGCCCATTTGATAAGGTCAGAGTTAGAAGGCATCTCAGCACCTACCATACGTAGGAAAGATGAGATTGTTCTGTTACCATAACGCTCAAATTCCTTTTCGTAAGTATCAGGAAGATACTGATTTAAGAAATCAAAGTTGGTAATATAATTTGTGGATAACGGTACTTGCGATGCACTTGGCTGCAAATCGAATCCGGGCGTTGCATTTACTTGTCCTGCCATTTTTTCTAATTTTTAATATTAATTATTTTTCTTATTGCTCCTTATTTTCAAGCCACGTCCCGAGTCAGGATTGACGGCTCTAACTTGCGTTCCCCCTTGTGATGAAAATTCAGGTGTATTTCTTGCAGACATATTCACGTTCTTAGTCTGTTTCATTACATCATCCTTTCCTTCAGCCTTACCTTGCTCATAAAAGAACTTAGCAAACTTGTCAGGGTTCATTGCCACGGCTAATGACTTGTGGTATCCAACTGAATCCTTAAGCATACCATCCTCGTCTAAGTAATCCTTTACAAAGTCTTGAGGTGATTGATGCTTATTTAATAACTCACTTGTTTCCCCCGGCTTGAAATTAACTTTTTTGTCTCCATCAACAGTAAACTCAAAACCTTTGAACTCGCCTCCGAAAACTTCTGAAGTCTTTTGCTTATACCAATCGGCTTTACGCAATATTTCTTCGTCCTTAGTCTTAGCCTCACTAACATACTGCTTATACACCTCCAACTCTTCTTGTTCTTCCGAAGAAAAGGATAACCCACTTGACTCAAGGGATGTTCCATATTTTTCTTTTTCAGCTTCAAAATAATCTTTGGCCTTAGCAATAGTTTTCTTTTTTAAAAGTTTAACCTTTCTAATATCAGACTCTTCGTCAAGGTCTTCATCATAGAAGTAATCTTCCATCATTGAATCAATATCCTCTTCGTCTAGCCCTTTCTCAGTAGCGGTTAAATACTCTCTTAATAATTTATCAGGGTCTTTCGCATCAAAGTCTTCGTTTAACTTAACAAAATCCTTTATACCTCTTCCTGTTTCTTTTTTATACTTATAATAAGCAGCTACGTCTTCAGGTAGCTCACTATTTTCTTCTCGTGCTTGAGTTAAGTCGTCAAGAGAATTAATCTCATTGCCGTACCTGTTTCTCATAAAAGAAAGAACATCTTCTTCTTTCAAACTACTATCAACAGGCTCTGACTCAATAGTCTGTGTTTCAACAGATTCTATATCAGTAGGCTGTGTATCTTCAAACTTCTGTTCGTGCTTATTAAGCAACTCCCCTTCAACCTGTTGTACCGACTTCTCTTCAGCGTCAGAAACAATTTTTACATTTGTGTATTCCATATTTAATTTAGATTTAATTTATAATTTACCTTGGATTGAATTCAGAAAAATCAAACCCATCCATACTATCCTCGTTAGATTCAAATGTCATTGGAGGTAGGTTATTTTTTCTTTGATTTATCAACTTACTTTGCTCACTATTTTGTTGACTAATTCTTTGAGACTTAGCGTCTTCTCTTTTTTGTTCTCTTGCTCCTAGTTGTGCTTCTTCAGCTCCTCTAAGTTGCATATTTATTTGAAACTCCCTGTCCATAAGACCTGCTTTTAATTGAGCTTCACCTTGCATTCTTTGCATTGCCGCTTGATTTTCTGCTTGAATAATTTGCAGTTTTTGGTCAAGTTGCATTTGAATACCTTGAGCTTGAATTTGAGCTTGAGCCTGTTGCTGTTGCATTGCTTGTTGAGCCTGCATTGCCTGTTGCTCTGCAACCAATCTCTCCTCTCGCTCTTGCTTTGACTTCCTTTTTAATTTTAAAAGTTGGTTTGCAGTCTTAATATTTCTAAGCTCTCTTATGTCAATAGCATCCTCTAAATCTATTCCTCCCTTAGATAGAGCCATTTGAATATTTTGCTCTAACTGAGCTTTTTGTTCCTCGTCAGGTGCAACCTCTATAAATATACCAAAGTCATAAATATATAAGTCAGATATCTCTCCTAAAATACTTACGTTGTATTTTCCAATTTGGTTTACAAACTCATCTTTAAAATCAGCATACTCTAAAATATCAGATATTCTATAAGTTAATGCCTGAGCAAATGCTCTGTACATATATAAACTTCCTTCAAGTATGTGTCTTGTAGCTGTGTTTGAATTTAATGCTGCTAACTTCTGAACACCAACTAAAGCATTAGGGTCAGGAGAACTTCCGTCTCTTGCTTCATTTAAGCCTGTTACAGAGCGAATCATTCCTAAGTAGTGATTATAGTTGCCTATAAGCATTTGTGTTTTAGACGCTCCCGAACTGCTTGTAAGCTGTGTTATAGGAACTTTACCTTGATTGTAATCACCATCTTGCGTGTAGCTCCTACCGATAACACTACCTGTTTGGAAGTATAATCGTAAAGCATCTGCAGGATTATAAGCATTACCTGTACCCAAGTCTACTTCATTTAATCCATCGGCATCAATAAACACACCGTCAGGTACAACCTTAGATATAACCTGCTGAAGTTTTAAATGAGTAATCTGAATAAGGTCAGCGAACGGTATCATCCTTCTAACTAAAGACTCAATAACACCCTTGTACATACGAGGTGCTACCGCTATATAATTTGGTATAGCGTGCTGAGAGGCTGACTTAGGTCTAACCATATTCTCAGCCATCTCCCACTTTAACAAGATGTTTGTACCCATAACCATTATACCCTCATACCATACATCAATTGTTTTAGATACCTTTTCAAAGTTTCCTTCCTCAAGCATCTCAGCCGGTGGATTAAATGTGTCATCCTTTTGAACCATTTTTATTGAACCGGAATCATTTATTTTTTTCTTATAAGTAAACGTATTTGTTGTCTTGTAATTGAAGTACATTAAAGTACAAGTGTCTCTATAAAATATATCATTATCATAATACTGTGCTGTATTGTAATAATCCATCCAACCCTGTGAGCTTTTAGAAATTGTTTCTAAATCCTCTTTAGAAAGTGTTGGGTCAATCTTCATTAAATCCGTAATAGGAACTGTCTTAACCTCTCCCCAATAAAAACAATCCTTAAAGTGTGGGTCTTCAGTATAACTGTACACCACATTTGCAGGGTCTACATAACTAATCTCAACACCTGAACCGGGTAAAAACTCGTGCTTACCTACAGATATACCTATAACCGTTTGGTCATAGTCAAATCTTTTTCTAATGTCTACATACTTATTGTCTTCAAAAATAGTATTAACAGCTTGCTCTTCAGCAATCTCAATTGCAGGCTTGTAGTTCAATTGCATATACAAAGCCAACTCTTCATCTGATTCAGGTAACTCATCAGGCGAAGTAACAAAAGGATTTGCTCCTGTTTTCTTTTGAATTGTTTCTAGAATAGGCTTAGCAACCATCTGTCCCTGAATAAGGTCTTGATACTTGCTTCGTTTTTGCTGAGACATTGCGTCCTGTGCAAAAGCCTTAACCTTAAATAGTCTGTCAGACATCCCATTAACTACGATATCTACGAACTTAGGAAGTATAGGAACAGGTGTCCAATCTAAATTAAGATAACTTAAATCCCCATCTATTGCTAATTCGTTTTTATATTTACCAACAGATTGTTCTCCCCTTGCATAAAGCCTAAGCCTATGGAAAGTTCTCCATTGGTCGTAGAATCTACATTGAGTTCCGTCTTTCTTAAACCATTCATATTGAATAGCCTGACCGACCTGTAAGCCAAACTCATCTTTCTTCTTCTCAGAATCCGATACAAATTGACTTGGAAAACCTGTCGATGTTATGTTTACATTAACATCTCTCATTGAATATATTCGCTTATTGTTCCCTTGTTATTATATCTCGCAAAGTTAACGATTATTTTCGACTCTTTTTTAGTAGGTTGATATAGGTGTTTTTGACAGGCCATTATAGCCAATCCTGAAGATATACTAGCATCAAACTTAGTTCTATTGCTAATATCAAACTTAGCCCAATCATCTAAAGTTCTGCTAAAAGGCATTGAGCCTATATCATCTTCATTTCTGTCACCAACCTCAGAACCAAATCCTATATACTTTTCAATATGTGACTCTATAGCTGATGCGTGTGCCTGCTTTATATCTTCACTTGAGTTAGGTATTCCTCCTAATTCTTTTTCTGTCTTAGAAAGTTTATTAATAACCCTATCAGGTCTATTCATACTATAGCCCCTATAACCTCTATTTTTAAAGTGATACAACAGCCTTGGCTTATTGTTCTCACAAAGTATAGGCATACCATAAAAAACACAAGCCATTAGAACATCTTCAAAGAATATCTCTGCTGTTTGAGGTCTTGCTATATACTCTAAAAAAAACTCATTGCTCGGTGCGTCTTCCATACTAAACTTAGTAAGTCCGTGTAGTGCTCCATTAGAACCACCACCACCAACTACTCCTGAGATGTCATAACTGTCACAACCGAAAGCTCCAATGTGTTCATTGCCGGGCCACTTCTTTCCGTGCCTAGTTTCTACCCTGTTTTGCAAAGTTCCACTAGGAGTCCAACTTACAAGAAATCTCCCGCTTTTATTAGGACTCCAAACAACCTTAGTATCTTTTATTCCATCCTTCCAAGCAAACGAGCCACGAGTAACGTGATGCTCTGTTATTAAAGTGTCGTTATAATCAATTTGTTGGTATATCTTTGTTAGGTTAAACAATGACTGCTTACTTTCATCTCTAAAAGCGTGAGACTCTGTTCTAGGAAACTGTCTATAAAATTCATTTAATGCATCGGCATCATCTTTTAAAGAGTCCACTTCTGCCTGCCAATAGTCAATTGCTCCTTGAGTAATCATCTCATTGTCAATACCTAATACAGGTTTGTCAGGATTATGTAAGACAGGAAACCCAAACCTATCAATGAATCCCTCCATATTCCACTCCATCGGAATAAAAAGTGAATACATACCGCTTTTCGTTTGACCATTTCTGTTACGGCTAGTAATATCTGAGTCCTCATATAACTTCTTAAAGTTACCACCACCCTTGCTTAATGCATTTGAGGTTGAACCCATCATACACTTACCTATAATCTTGCTACCCAAACGTAAACAGGTTTTTGTAACTCGCCAATTGTTTAGTATATTGTTAGGCTTAATCCACTTTCCACTCTCATCGTGTACTAATAACAATAGTTTTTCACCATCATAAGAGTTGTCATCCGTATTCTTCCAATCGATTGTCGTGTCAAGACCTTCCATATCATCATTAAGAACGGTAAACATATTTTTCTTTGTAATCTTTGATGCAGGTATTCTGAATGCTAACTCAGTTTTTGGCTTATCCATACCATCCATAATAGGCTTAAAGAAAAAAGGAAGCCTACTATTTATAGGGACAACCTTATCTGTAAACATTTTCTTAGAGTCACTACCTGTCTTAGATAGTATACCAACCCTTGCATCTCTTGCTAAAGTACCTACATTTATACACTCAGAAGACCCCATAAAAGAAAAACCTGAACGCCTTATCTTTAAATAGTCCATCCCAAAACTTCTTTTATCAGCTTTACAAGCCTCCCAATAAATCCAAAAAATTCTGTTTGCTTCCCTAAAGTCAGGATACCCTACATCTATTGATGTCCATTGAAGATACATATAATGAGACCCTGTAATATAAGAGGGCGTGCCATTGTTCTTAAAAAACATCCCACTCTCCCTATAATCAAACTCTTGCTCAATGTAATCAACGTGCCTATCTTTAAAGTCTGATGGCAAATCATTCCATTGAAATATAGATTTAATCTTAGATAACTCTTTAGGCAACTCCTGCCTTTCCCAATACTGCTCTTCTTTTTTCTTAGACCTTGACCAACAAGACTTTGGAGTAGCAGGAAGTCCGATTACCAATCCACGTATACTTACTACATCTCCAAGAGTACCATCCTTTGATATGACAATAAAGTTATATTTTGGATTATATCCATACTCCCACGACTTACCTTTGTTTTTATTGGTAAGCACAGACTTCGGAATAAAGTCTTTTATTACGATATATAAGTTATCCTCTTGACCTTCGTTCTGCAAATCCTTGTTTGGTATCAGTTTTACTTGCCCCTTTTTCAGAAACTTCTATTTCTTTTTGCTCTGCTTCTATTCTATTTAGAATTTCAAACGCATCAAATATTGCCAACTTTTTAGTAGCGGCTGCATTTTTTAATCTATCTGCAGACAAAGCGTCTTCCGGGTCGTGCTTAATAATCTTTTCCTCAGCTACTTTAATAAGCTGTTCCACCGCCTTGTGCCCTGCCTTTATTATCTTTAGCTTTGTTTCTTTTGATGTCATTTTTAATCCTTTTAGATTTTCTTAATTTATGACTAAAGAATCCAATCTCCTCGTCATCTTTTATTTCATCGTATAGAATATCTTTCCAATCTCTTCTCATAGTACCATAGTTATTTGGTGGTCATACATACGGTATAATTTTTCACCATCAACCTCAAACTCATATTCGCTATCAGGTTGAAAACAAACCTTATCACCCTTGCTAACACCCTTACTAATCAAGTATTTATTTGGAAACTTAACCAATCCAACTAAGGGTTCTTCTTTAGTATTCTTATAAAGATAGGAATCTTCTTTTTTTATAGGCTTAACAAAGCAATACCTGTCGTAGGTATGCCATTCTTTTCCATCGTGATATAGGAAAAATTGGTCAGGTTCAATAAAAAACAAGTTGTCTTTAAAAAAACTCCTACCGCTTTTCCTAGCACCTTTAATGTCGTTATAAAATTTGAATACGTTGTGGTGTACAAGAAGCTTGTAACCTTTCTTTATAGGGCCTTCATACCCTAATGGGACTTCCATAACTATAGCCTCTCGGTTAGAGAACTTATGGTCTTCTTCGGATGTGCTTGTTATAAACTCAATCCCACCAATATCTTTGGTGTTATTGTAACGCCTCCCCTTTAAAGGAGTCGCTATAAAAAAGAACGGTGATTTCATGTTTTAATTTGATTCTAAAAATTCACATTGAACTCTATAGATACAGGCATATTAATAAACCTTTTCCATAAAATAACTTCGTTTTTATCTTTTGATTTAATCCAAATTTCAAAAGAATCCGATGATTCGTTATATTTTATAAGATGAATAACTGATGTGTTCCCTAAAACTTCTTGACCTGCTATATAATGCATTGCTCCTGACTTGTAATCAGGGCCAACAGCTATTTTTCTTATATCCATTTATTATGATATTTGTTGGATTACCCTCCAATTTGAACCATCAGACCAAACTAAAATACCTGTGTATTGTTTGTTTAAAGCTACAGAAGATACTCCATTTATAGTTTGTCCAAATACAGGAGTTAATATAACTTGCAAAGTGTTGTTTGTAAAAGTCCCATCAGTAATTACCCTAATGCTTCTGTAAGCATCTGTTGTTGCAGATGGCAATGTAAGAGTATAATTACCATTACCTCCTGACCAAGTGCACGAATACATATTTACTGTAGCCCCTGATGCAGCTTTTGTAGGGATAGACGAACTACCTGAAGCTGATGCATTTACAACTGTTGGTGCTCCTGTGTTATATGAATTTAGATAAGGTATATTTAGTTGTGCCCCTATAAGACTTGCTTCTCCTCCTCCTCCTGTTGTAACAGTAATAGCTCTTTGATATTGAGGAATATTCAAGGCTGTACCTATAAGGGTTGCAGGGCCATTACTTCCATTAACACTTAAGCTTATAGGCTCATAAGGAATATTTAGTTGTGCTCCTATTAAACTAGCTGCTCCTGTTCCTCCTGTTGTAACAGTAATAGCTCTTTGGTATTGAGGAACATTCAAAACTCCTCCTATAAATGTTGCAGGGCCATTGTTTCCATTGACACTCAAACTATCAAACTGACCTGCATTAGTTCCATCAACAAATAAAACATTACCAACCTCTGTAATAGCAATACCACCTTTAGACTGTACACTAACAGAGCCTGTTATTGAATTTACATCTGTAACTCCTGAAACACCACTACCATAATCAGGAATATTTAAAACTCCCCCAATTAATGTTGCTGCTCCTGTTGTTCCATTAACACTTAAGCTATCAAACTGACCTGCATTGCTTCCGTCAACAAACAAAACATTACCAACTTCTGTAATAACAATACCACCTTTAGGCTGTACACTAACAGAGCCTGTTATTGAGTTTACATCTGTAACTCCTGAGCTACTATAGTCAGGTATGTTTAAAGCTCCTGCTATTAATGTTGCTGCTCCTGTTGTTCCATTTGTGGTTAAGCTACTTATACTCCCTGCATTACTTCCATCGATAGATATAACACTACCTGTCTCAGTAACCGTAATACCACCTAAACCATTTATAGTAACAACTCCGGTTAAAGTGTTTAGCGACTGAACGCTAAGACTTCCTCCCGGAATTAATGCTATAATATCTCCAAGCAAATAGTTCTTAGTCACATCCAAATTGTCTGCATCCGAGCCTAATAAAATATCATTAACAGTCGGTTGTGATATAGGGTATGTGCTAATTCTTGCCATTGTATTATACTTTTGTTAGTTCTTCTTCTTCTTTAGATTTGGTGATTTCTCCTGTTTCAATATTTATTACAGCATCTGCACCATATTTTTTTATTAAAGACTGCTCCTGTTTAGAGTAAGTAGCTTTAAGTTCTTCTACTTGTTTTATCAAACTAGCTTGAGATATTACTGTATCTCCAAGTTTTATTTTTGCTTGATTAAACTCGTTTACTAATCCTTGAATTGTTTCTAATTCTTTTTTTGTTAACTTTTTTGACATTTGATTTAATTTTAATTATTAATATTCTACAAAGATATGAAAAATATAACTACTAATAATAATTTTTATTCTCCTATTACAAGTGATACAGCAGGAGGGTTTATTAATTGCTCAATTCCATAAGCCAAACCTTCTTCTACCAAAGCAACACCATCAACTCCCATTGTTGATTTAGTCCACTCTACAGAAATTTCATTTGTCAGTTCTGAAAAAGGAATAAAGTCCGTTATATTGCTTACGTCTATTTCTATAGAATTTTCGTTATATGTAGTGTAAGGAATCCCTTCAGGGTCTAATACGTCTGAGGTTGCAATAACCTTCCAATTTATATAAAAAACAACATCAGGATAAGTATCTCCTCCTGTCTCATATTCAGGGTAAGCGTCTACCCTTGTGCAATCCCAATAATAAGTTATCA